GGGCGGCGGCTCGTTCGGGTCCGTCCCGATCTTCGATACCGGGATGAAATTCTCCGATATCGGCTCGAGCGGGCTGCGCGCCTTCTCGGGCTGGGTCCGCGAAGAGTTCCTGCCGCAGCTCGTCGGCCGGCAGGGCGCCCGCGTCTATCGCGAGATGCTCGACAACTCGCCGATCGTGGGCGCGGTGATGTTCGCGATCCTCGGCGTGATGCGCAAGGTCGACTGGCGCACCGAGCCGGCCGATGACACCCCGGCCGCGCAAGAAGCCGCGGACTTCGCCGAGTCGCTCCGGTTCGATTGCTCGCACACCTGGGAGGATTTTGTCACCGAGGCGCTGTCGATGCTCGGCTACGGCTATTCGCCGCACGAGATCGTCTACAAGCGCCGCTCGGGCCCGCAACGGTTCGGCGGCAAGACGCCGCACAGCCGGTTCGCCGATGGGCTGATAGGCTGGCATCGGCTCCCGGTCCGCGGGCAGGACACGGTCCTGAAATGGTTCTTCGGGCCGAACGGCGAAATTCTCGGCATGACGCAACAGCCGTGGGTAGGGCCGATAACCGACCTGCCGATGGAGAAGATGCTGCTGTTTCGCCCGACGCAGCACAAGAATAACCCGGAAGGCCGCTCGATCCTTCGCACAGCGTACCGCAGCTATTATTTCATCAAACGGCTCGAGGAGCAGGAAGCAATCCTGTTCGAGCGGCTATCCGGCCTTCCCGTCGTCAAGGTGCCGAACGCTCTGCTCGAAGCGGCGACCTCGAACCCCGCCACCGGCGCTGTCGCCGATCCGCTCGCCGCCGCCGCGCTCACTGCGTACAAGAAGCTGGTCGCCAACGTCCGCATCGACGAGCAGATGGGCATCCTGCTGCCTAGCGACACATACCAGAACGCGACGGGCGCCTCGGCAGTGCCGATGTACGAATTCAAGCTCGAAACGCCGAACTCCGGCCGCTCTGCGCTCGACGCCAACACGCCGATAACGCGGCACAAGCTCGACATCATGACGTCTGTGCTATGTGATTTTCTGACGATGGGGCATTCGACCCGCGGCGCGCAGAACCTGGCCGACACGAAGGTCGATCTCTTCATGCAGGCCGTCGAGGGCTGGCTCAACGCGGTTGCGGCAGTGCTCAACCGCTACGCCCTGCCGCGCATCTGGGCGCTGAACGGGATGGACCCGGATTTGATGCCCGAATACGTGCCGGACATGGCGCAGCGCATCGACCTCGACATTTTCTCGAACATGATCCTGCGGTTGAGCCAAGCCGGAATGCCGATGTTTCCCGACCCGGACCTTGAAGCTTATATCCGCGATACCGCTGGGCTGCCCGACGCGGGCGAGAATGCCGGCTTCGCCGCCGACATGACGGCGGAGAGCGGCGACGACCCGGCGACGATCGCGAGCAAGCACGCCAGGCTGGAAAAGGCGATCAAGGCGATGCTGGTCGGGCATATCAGGAAGGGGCGGCGATGAAGGCCTTCGAAGTCCGCACGCCCGACGGCCGTCTGATCCGCCACCTCGGCGTCACCATCGAGGCGCTCCGGGCTTCGCTCGCGCCGAACTACGCCGTGACGGGCGAAGTGTTCGGCGGGGACGTCGAGGGCCGCGGCGGCTATGTCGTGCCGCTCGGCGGCAAGTCGCTGCTGGCGGTGCTGCTCGAAGCGCACGGCGAGGAACTGAAGACATGGCTGCGGGCCAATCTGCCGACGCTGGACGTGCGCAAGCGATGAGCCTCCGCTACGCCCCCGTAGCCAAAGCGCGCCCGCGCTTCGCCGCCGTCCAATATCAGGACAGGCGCGATCCGACGCGTTTGATCGCCGAGCGCGGCCGCCCCGCCGTCCGCCGTGCGCTGGCGAACGCCGTGCGGCTGTTCCGCGCCACGCTGCCCGTCAAGGCGATGGCGGCCAAGATCGCCGCGCGCGATCTGATCGGCGCGGCCGACCTCGTCAACGTCGCGACGCTGCGCCACGACCTCAAGGGCGCGTTCGCCGCGCTTGCGGCGGTCCACAAGGGGGCTGGCGACCATGCGGCGGAGCAGATCAACGCCGCGCTCGGGAAAGCCCGCCAGCGGGCTCGCGTGCGCAAGGACACCTCGACGTTCAGCGGCGTCCCGCAACCCCCGAGCCGGTTCGCGTTCGATCTCTACGCCGGAGAGGTGATGCAGGCGCTGGCCGATTATCAGGACACGTTCATCACGGCGATGACGGACGACGTCCGCAAGACCGTGTTCGACGCCATTGCGGCCGGCGTGCGCGAGGGAGCCGACCCGGAGGACGTCGCCGCCGGCATCCGCGATGCGATCGGGCTGAACGACCGTCAGGCGCTCGCGGTCGAGAACTATCGCGCGGCGCTGGAAGGCAACGAAGCGCGCTCGCTCGGCTATCAGTTGCGCGACGACGACGCGGACGAAGCGGTACAGGCCGCGCTCGACAGCGGCGTTCCGCTCGATCCGGCGCGGATCGACGAACTGGTCAACGGCTATGTCGAGCGCTCGCTCGATTACCGCGCCGACATGATCGCGCAGACCGAGAGCAATCGCGCCGCGAACATGGGCTTGCAGGCGAGCTATCGGCAGGCCGTCGCGGCCGGAGTGTTTCCCGAGGCGGCGGTCAAGCAGTACTGGATGCTCGCGCTCGACGAAAAGACGTGCCTGACATGCATCCTGATCGCCGTCGGGGCGAACCTCGGGATCGGCATAGGCGACGGCTTCTTGAGCGAAGGCGAGGAAGTGGATGCGCCGCCGGTTCATCCGAACTGCCGCTGCACGCTCGAAATGCGGACGAACCTCGACATCGTCGATGCGAGCGAGGCATTTGAGGCGGCCGCATGAACGCCACCATTATTGGCCAGCCCGGTTGCCAGAACTGCGCGCACCACGGCGTGCAAAACCGGCAGATGGTCTGCATGCTCAACCCGCCGCAGGCCATGGCGATCGTCGCCTATGTCGGAACCTGCGATCTTGGAAAGGTCGCGCTCGAACCGCAGCCTCGCGGCTTCATGGCGGCATTTCCGTCCGTCATGCCGGACTGGAAATGCGGCCAACACAAGACCGCCGTCCTGCGGGCGCGCGAGCCGGTCACGATCGACAACTTCGACACGCGGCTCCGGCGATGAGCGCCTTCTCCTTTCTCTCCGCTCTCCGCAAGGATGCGCCTGTCGCCGCAGACGTCCACGTTTCGACCGCGCTCGGCGGCAAGAAGCCGACAGCCAAGCCGTTCGCGGCGATCATCGGGCAGATTCCGCAGGACACGAAGCTGCCCGTCACCGGCGCGGACCTCGCGGCGCAGCAGGAAAACCCGGACGACGCGCCCGCGAAGCCCGTCGGAAAGCGCGGCGCGCGCCACAGCGGCGCCGATCGCGCATCAATTCAGGCGATCCACGACCAGGCCTGCTCGCTCGGGGCGGATTGCGACGGCAATCAGGACGACGTCGGCTTCATGGACGACGTGGTCGACCAACTCGGCAAGCGCGACGGCGCGTGGTCGATTCCCTTCAAGATCGCCAAGGCCGACGCCGATCAGCAGCTGATTTTCGGCTGGGCGTCCGTCGTCGAGAAGGATGGCAAGCTGGTCATCGACAAGCAGGGCGACGTGATCACGCCCGAGGATCTGGAAAAGGCCGCCTATGACTTCGCCCTCAACGCGCGGGCGCACGGCCATATGCACGCGCAGACCGGGACCGGGCGCATGGTCGAGAGCATGGTGTTCACTAAGGAAAAGCAGGCCGCGCTCGGGATCGACCTCGGCAAGGTCGGCTGGTGGATCGGTTTTCGCGTGGATGACGAAGGAACTTGGGCGGCTCATAAACGTGGAGAGTTGCCTGAGTTCTCGATCGGCGGCTCCGGTCGAAGGGTGGAGATGTGAAAGTCCGCCTCGAGACTGATAGGCATCAACTCGTCGCGGATCTGAACGTAACCGTACCGCGCGGAAGCCCTGACCCGACCGTCGTCATATGGGGAGACAAGCGGTATTTCGTCTACGATCCGGCTAGCCCGAACGATGATGCGTTTGTCGAAAATTACGCGCTCGTAGTCAGCCAAGCTGACGTCGACAAGTTTGAGGCAAAATAGCCATGCCGACGTTGCTCAAAGACCTTCGCGTCAACGAGGTGAGCTCCGTCGACAATGGCGCGGGCGAGGGAGTGCGGATCATGCTGATGAAACGCCTCGGCGCCGACGATCTCTACAAGGGCTTCGATCAGGGTTGGGCCGATTGGTTCAGCAAGTCGGTCGGCACGGAGGACGCCGCCGTCAAGTCCTCGAAAGAGCGCGCCGACGCGTACCTCAAGCGCGACTTCAGCGCCGATGATCGCAAGCGCCTCGCGTCCTCGGGCGCGGCGCTGCCGGACGGCAGCTTTCCGATCGAGAACGCCTCCGATCTCGAAAACGCCGTCCACGCCTACGGCCGCGCATCCGACAAGCCAAAGGCGAAGGCCCATATCATCGCCCACGCCAAGACGCTCGGCTGCACGGACAAGCTACCCGACGGCTGGGTCGGCAAGAGCCTGACCGCCGCGACCGCCGCATTGCTCAAGAGCGCGTGGTCGATCTTCGAGGACAAGGCCGTCGTCGACAAGGCTTCGGCGCTGACCGAGACCTTCAAGCAGTTCGACGATCATGTATCCGCCGAACTGGACGCCCTCGCTCTAACCAAGGCCAAGGAGGCCAGCATGACCGAAGAAGACAAGAAGGCCGCCGAAGCCAAGGCCAAGCAAGACGCGAAGGACAAAGAGCACGAGGACACGAAGAAGGCGCTCGAACTCGCCAAGCGCGAGATCGCCGTCCTCAAACTGTCGCCGACGCATCAAGATTACATGGACAAGCAGACGGAGTGGTCGGATCGCGACAAGCAGAACTTCCTCGACAAGTCTCCGGACGAACGCGACGCGCATATGGCGAAGAACCCGATCGCCAAGCGCGCGCTTCCGGCCGACGTGCAAAAGGCGCTCGACGCCGCCGCGGCCGACCGCGTCATTCTCAAGGCGTTGCAGGAAAAGGACGAGATCGCGACCTTCGCCAAGCGCGCCGTCGGCCTCGGGTTGCAAGAGGTTCACGGCGAAATTCTGCGCAAGGCCTATGCCGGCGACGCCGAGGCGATCAAGAAGCTCGAACAGCTCATGAAGGGGCTGACGGAGCAGGTGCGCACCGGCAAGGTTTTCGCCGAGTTCGGCAGCGCGGGAGGCGGCGACGCCAGCGCGACGGCTTACGAGCGCCTGCAAAAACTGGCGGCCGAGCGCCGGGACATAGAGATCAAGGCCGGCAAGAAGTGCTCGCCCGAGCAGGCCTTCGTCAAGGTCTACACCGACCCGGCGAACAAGGCGCTCAAGGAAGAGCACGACCGCGACGAAGTGACCAAGCGCGCGCGCTTCGCGGCGTGAGCCCAACCGCAAGATCGGCGTCAATCAGAAAGGCGTGGCGCGCGCGGAAAGCCATGAAGGCCGCGCGCGTTTCTTGTGAAACACCAAAAAAGGAGAACGAAGATGGACAACGCGTATTGGAACGCCCCGCCGCCGGCGAAGGCCAGAAAAGAATATGATCCCGGCGACATGCGATTGGCGGTCGGCGACGTCGTGACGCTCAACTCGGGCGGCCCGGCGATGACGATCGAGAAATTCGTCCCCGCGCCGCCGATCGCGCCTGGGGGCCCGCCGATGGCGACGTCGGGATTCGCCTATGGCCCGAACGACACGCAGGCGCATTGCATCTGGCAATCCGCAGACGGCCATTTCCTCGACCGCGTGTTCTGGCCGCACACGATTTCCAAGGTCGGCGGCGACAAAGCCCCGGCCGATTGGAAAGAGCCCGAGGCGCTGGACAAGGCCTGAAGCATCCCGCCCGCGCCGTGACGGCGCCGGCTTTCCCAATCGAAGGAGCGCGCCGCCATGGCGACCGAAAGCCCGCTTATTCATGACGGTTCGCAAACCACCGCAGTTGCGAACTATGGCAATTCCTCGAGCTACAGCGGCAGCTCGGCCGGCTACTCCGGGCCGCAGGGCTCGGCGCAATACCTCGCCGTCTACATCAGCGCCTCGCGCGTCGTGACGCTGGTCGCGGCGATCGGAGCCAAGATTTACGGCATCCTGCAGAACAAGCCGAATATCGGCGCCGCCGCGGACGTCGGCGTGCTCGGCCCCGGCAAGTGCGTCGCTGGCGGCACGATCGCGGCTGGCGTGCCGCTGATGACCGACACCTCCGGGCGCCTGATCGCATGGACCTCCGGGTCGGGCTACGCCCAGGTCGGATATTCCATCGAGTCAGCCGTCGTCGGCCAGGTCTTCACGGCCTACATCTGGGGCTCGATCAATCCCATCGTCCTGACCTGACCCCGTCACTTCGCCCGATCGCCCGATCCGGCGTCAACGCCCTAACCGGCTCTTGGGCAAGGCCGTCGCCAACGTCGGATGACGTCGGCATTCCCAATTGATGGAGCCCTGCGATGCCGGCACCGGTTTTTAGCGACGTCCACGTATCAGCAGCGCTGACCAACGTCTCTGTCGCCTTCCTGCAAGACGAAAACAACTATATCGCCGACAAAGTATTCCCGATGGTGCCGGTTCAGCATCAGACGGATCAATACTTCGTCTGGTCGAAAGACGACTTCTTCCGCGACGAAGCGCAGGTCCGGGCCGACGCGACGGAATCGGCCGGGACCGGTTTCACCCTGACGACGCAGTCCTATTCCGCGCTGGTTTACGCGCTGCATAAAGATATCGGGCCGCAAGTCCGCGCCAACGCCGATCCCGCGATCGACATCGATGTCACGACGACGAAGGTCTTGACGCAGAAGCTCTTGATAAAGCGCGACCGCATCTTCGCCGCCAAGTTCTTCACTACCGGGCTCTGGACCGGCTCGAGCACCGGCGGCGATATCGTCGGCACGGCGGGCGGCGCCCCGGGCAGTTCGACGCCGGCGTTCTGGAACGACGACGCCAACGGCGACCCGTTCACCGACATCGAGACGCAGCAGACCGCGATTTTGCAGAATACCGGCTACGAGCCGAACCGGCTCGTGATTGCCTTCCCGGTCTATCAGGCGTTGCGCAAGCATCCGCTGGTCATCGACCGCATCAAATACACTTCGCAGCCGGATGCCAAGGACGTCACTCCGGCGATGCTGGCCGCGATGTTCGACATCGACGAATGCCTCGTCTCGCGCGCGGTCTACAATTCCGCGGCGGAGGGCCTGACCGGTTCCTACAGCTTCGTCGTCGGCAAGAATGCGCTGCTCTGCTACGCCGCCGACGCGCCAGGGCTCAATGAGCCCACAGCAGGCTACACGTTCGGCTGGCAGGGCTTCACCGGCCTCAACAATCTCGGCATTCGCTCGAGCCAAATCCCGATGAACTGGCTCGGGATGGGGACGGTGCGCGACGAGTGCGAGATGAGTTTCGACATGGCTGTGGTGGCAGCTTCGATGGGTGCTTTCTTTAGCGGTATCGTGCAGTAATCTCAATAACTTGTGGAGTTTTTACTTGAGTTGTGCAATGAATACGAAGCCGCCAACCCTTGCAGGGGTTGAGCGGCCTCTGACCATAGTGACCTGTGCGAGAGGACCATGGCTGACGAACCGTTACCCCAAACGCGGGCCGATGCAAAGGCGTCTGGAAAGACGGCCTATTTCACCGGCAAGCGGTGCCCAGCGGGGCACATATCGCCCCGAAGCGTCCATAATTGCGCGTGTGTCGAGTGCTTGCGTGCGGTCAATTCGTCGTGGGCAAAAGCAAACAGCGCCCGCAAGCAGGACATAAACGCGAAATGGGCGTCGCGAAATCCTGGCGTGATCGCCGCCCAACAGCGACGCTGGTATCTCGCCAACGCCAAGCGCCTCCGCGAAAAGGCAAAAATCAACGGGCCAAAGTGGCGCGAGGCCAATCCCGAGAAGCGCAACGCGATCGAGCGCAATCGCCGCGCTCGGAAGCGCGCTGCTGAAGGCTCGCACACCGCCAGCGACATAGCCGCCATCCGCAAGATGCAGAAAGATAAGTGCGCCATCTGTCGCGCCAAATTATTCGGCGCTGGCGATGTCGACCATATTCAGCCGCTCCTCAGGGGCGGCTCCAACAAGAGATCGAACCTCCAACTGCTTTGTGGCCCCTGCAACGGTTCGAAGGGTCCGAAAGACCCGATCGAGTTCATGCAATCTCTAGGGAGACTATTATGACGTTCGGCATGAAAGACGCCGAGATTGGCGGCGGCGTTGTCCGCCGGCGCTTCAACATGACCGTTCCCGGCGCCGCTGGCGTCGTCAGCGTGGTTCCCGGCACGAAGCTCGCCGCCGAGCAAATCCTCGCCATGCCGATCGGCAACCGCCGCGGGCTCGTGCGCATGGGCCATATCGACGTCTTCCCGAAAGCGGCCGCGCTGCCCGACGCCGAGCGACATATCGTCCATAATGGCGGCGGCCGGTACGACGTCATCGCGGGCGTGAAGCTCAACGCCGCCGTCCTGACCCGCGAGGAGGCCGAAGAGTTGGCGACTCGCCCGAACTGACGCGCGCGGCGACCCCGCGCGTCCCGCAGAATAAACAACAACGAAGCGGAGACGATAAATGGCTGGCGGATTTATTCAGCGCTTCAAGGGGCGCATCAAGTGTTCCGAGCTCTGGCTCGACAACGGCGGAAGACTGGTCGACGCGCAGTCGGGCATCTTTGCTTTTCCGCATGTCGCACAAAAGCTCGCGATAGCGGTTGGCGCTGTCGCGGCCAGCTATTTCACCGCGTCATTGCCCGCCGGCGCGGTGATCACCGGGATAACCGTCTACACCTCGACCGCCTTCACCGGGACTGGCGTCACATTCCAGGCCGGCGTTTCGCAGGGCGACGCGACTTATGTCGCCCCAGCGTCGATCAAGGCGGCAGGCGTGGTCAAGGCGACGCTCGCGTCGGCCGCGCTCGCGGCGATGCCGGCGGGCAGCCCCAACCTGTTCATCGAAATTGCTCAGTCCGGCACGCCAACGGCGGTCGGCGCCGCGCTCGTTCTGATCGAGTATTTCACCCTATGACGGAGATCGCCAATCTCGCCATCGCGACGGCGGTCGCGGCGCAAGTCACGCCGTGGCTGCAATTCCGAGACGGGCCGCCAGAGACCGTCGAGTTGCAGGCGAACTTCGCCTACGGCTCCGGCGGCGCGACTGTTTCGGCGTGGATCCAGACCTCGTTCGACGGCGGCCTGACTGCGGAGGACGTCGCCAATTTCTCGTTCACGACATCGAGCCTGCGGGAGGAAATGAACGTCTCCTCCCTCGTCGTCGTCGCGGCGCCCGCCGTCGCGACCGACGGGACGCTAGGCGCCAATTCGGCGTCAGGGACGTTCGTCGGCTCGCTCTTGCGGGTGAAGTGGACTTCCACCGGAACTTACGCGGGCGGAACGACGCTGCGCATCGACGCGACCCCGAACCGCGGGCGGTTGACGAGCTTCCCGTGACATGGACCTATAACCTCGCGGCGCTCCCGACCTCGCCGCTGTACCAGGTTCGCCGGTTGATCGGCGACGTCATTACGACCGATCAGCAGATCGCCGACGAGGAAATAACCTTCGCGCTGACGCAGCGCTCGTCGATCTACGGAACCGCCGCCGACTGCTGCCGCTACATCGCCGCACAATACAGCCGCAAGGCCGACGTGATCTCGCAATCGCCGGGAGGCGGCGCGCTCAAGACCAACTATTCGCAGCAGGCAAAATCGTACCTCGCCATGGCCGCGCAATTCGAAAACAACGCGCTCGGCCGCGGCGGCGCGCTGCCCTATGCCGGCGGAATCAGCGTCACGGACAAGCAGATGAACGAAGCCAATACCGATCGGGTCGCGCCGCAGTTCAACATCGGCCTCGATGATAATTACTTGCCCGAAGGCGTTGTCGGCAACGAAGTTGCGAGCGACGCCCCGTCGGGCGGGCCAGGTGGAAACGACGATTGATGTATCAACTCATAGCCGATCCCCGTTTCGCTATCGCATGCTTCTCCGTTGCCGCGGTCCTCTTTGTTGCCTCCGTCGGCGTGGGCATCGTCGCGAGTAAAATCAAATGATCTCCGTCGAGCTCGACGCCTCGCGCGCGGCGCTGAAACTGACGCGCATCGACGAGCAGACGCGGACGGCGCTGCGCGGCGCGATCGTCAGTCTGACGCAATCGCTCGCGACGATGGTCCGCGCCAAGCTCTCCGGCGGCGTGCTCAACGTGCGCTCCGGACGGCTCTTGGCAAGCATCCAGAGCCAATTGATCGAGAACACGACATCGATCTACGGCCGCGTGTCGAGCAACGGCGTTCCCTACGCTGCGATCCACGAATTCGGCGGCGTCATCAAGCATCCCGGTTCGAGCAAGTTCCAGGCGTGGATGGGACCTGGCGGCATGGTCTATACGCATTTCACGAGGCCGCATGACATTCCCATGCCGGAACGGTCGTATCTCCGATCGAGCCTCGCCGAAATGCAGGCCGAGATCGTCGAGCGCATGACGACGGCCGTGCGCGGCGCGGCAAGGGCGGCCTGACACGGTGCCGACGCGCGAAGCCGTCATGACGGCGCTGCTGGCGTTGGCGGCGACCGCGGCTGAATTTCAGACCGTGAGCCGCCGGATCGTGCTCGTACCCGGCGCCCCGACGCCGCAGGTCGCGGCTCCGCCCGCTCAGCCCGCTCTCTACTTGTTCGAGGACAATGAGACGACCAGGACGCATCCGGCGCGCGGCGCCCCGCCGATCCGGACATGGCGCGTGCAGCTCTGGGTATGGTGCAAAATCCCGCTCGGCGCGACGCCGGGCGTTCCCGACGGCGTCACCCCCGGCGCTTCGATCATCAATCCGATGATCGATGCCATCGAGGCTGCGCTCGCGCCGGATACGCCGATCTCGAACACGCTCACGCTCGGTGGTCTGGTCCAGCATTGCTGGATCGAGGGCGAGACGGTGAAAGTATCGGGCGACAGCAACCCGGACGGGCAGTGCGTCGCGATGATCCCGGTATCGATCCTTGTTCCCTGACGGCCCGCGCCGTGACGGCGCCGGCAATCCTTCCAATGGAGAACAGCCTTGAGCACGCCCCTTGCCGCATTTGGCCCCGGAATCGTCATCATCACGCGCACCGATACGGCGACGCCACTCGCCGTGAACGTCGGCTACGCCAACGAGTTCTCGCTCGACATGGCGGGCTCGACGAAAGACCTCTACGGGCAGGATCAATACCCGCTGGTCTCGGCGCGCGGCACAGTCAAGGTCAGCGGCAAGATCAAGGCGGCCGTGCTTTCCGGAATTGCGTGGAACGCCTGCTTCTTCGGCGCGTCGTTCACGGCCGGCCGGGATAGCTACTATTTTAACGAACAGCACACGCCGTCGGGGCTGACGCAGGCCATGACCAACGTGACCGGCGGCATCGTCGATCTCGGCGTCACGTACCAATCCAACGGGCTGCCGCTGCAGCGCGTTGCGACGGCCACGCTCCCGGGAACCTATTCGGTCGTTCTTTCGACCGGCGTCTATACCCTTGTCGCGGCCGACGAGGTTGCGCTCAATTTCAGCTATACCAATTTCAGCGCCGCCGCGTCGGGGCAGCAATTGCAAGTGACGAACCAGCTGATCGGAACCAATCCGACGTTCCAGCTCGACTATTACACCAATCTCAACCAACCGGCGTCGAAGCCGTTCGGCGTCAGGCTGTTTTCGTGCATCGCCGACAAGATTACGATCGCCTCCAAGCTGGAGGATTTCATCATGCCGGAAATCGACTTCTCTGTGTTCGCCAACAATGCCGGCCAGGTGATGAATATGAACTTCCCGGAGATCAGCTGATGACATTCGAGGCTGCAATCGCAGCGCTCCGGCGCACCCGCGTCTGCTCGGACCCGCGCGCCGTGATCCTTCTTTCGCAGTTCGTCGAGCCGAGCATGAGCGACGCCGACATTTTGCGCATTGCCGGGTGCGCGCCGCACGGCCGCGTGACGCGCCGCGGGGACGGCTCGGCGCTGATCCAATTCCCGGGGGCCGCGTAAATGCCGCGTCACGTCGAAATCACGTTGGGCGAGACGACCTTCAAGGCGGGGTATTTCTTGTTCGGGCAGGCCGTCGAAATTCAGGATGCGCTGCTCGCGATGGCGTCGAGCGAGTTGAAGCGGCAGATCGACGGCAACTGCCAGATCATCGCCGCCGGGCTATCCGAACATCATCCCGAAATGACGAGCGAGGCCCTCCTCAATACGCGCGGAACGACCGCCCAATTGGTCGCGGCGACGCGCGCGATACTGAGCTTCAATGAATACCAGGTGGAGGGCGACGCGGGAAAAGTCAGAGCCGCGGCGAGGGCGGCGTAGACTTCTTCGACGGCGCTTTCGCCGACTTCGCGGCCTGCGGCGTTTCGCCCCGCGAGCTTCGCCAGACGTTGCTTGTCGACGTGTTCCGCGCCTATCGCGGCTGGGGCCGCTCGCCGCCGTCGCACTGGCTCATCGCGGCGTTCGTCGGCTTCAAGCCGCGGCCGAAAGCACAATACATGACGCCGGATGCCGCGCGCGATTTCATGATGCGGACGGGCGGACGGATTCCTGGGGTGCAGAGACGGTGATCGATGGCTGACTACGACGTCGAAATCCGCTTCGGCGCCGATACCTCCGCGCTGAATTCCGGCGTGGTCACGGCGAAGGCGAGCATCCTCGGACTGCAGGATCAACTCAACGCGCTCGACGGCACGGTGCGGAGCGCGAGCGCAGCGATAGACGATGACGCCGCCGCGCTGCGCATCCTCGCCGTATCCGGCGTGACGACCCGCGCCGAGATCGCCGGGGCGGACGCTGTCGTGGCGGAATTCGGCGCGCACGCGGCGGAGGCGGGGGCTCACGGCCATGCCGCCGGCGCTGGAACGGCATTCTGGACCCGCGAATTGCGCGCGCTCGGCGACGAATTGT